ACCTGAAAGCCCCCATGGTGTGTGTACCCCCAATCCTGACCGGCAAGGATGACTTTATACCTCTTCAAATCGATTTCGAAGTCTTTGACGTGAATGTCGTATTCAAAGTCATCATATATTTGGCCTTGGAAAGCATCCGGGCAAGCTTCGTAATTCCTTAAGAAATATTTCTTAGGCATTGTTAAACGTGCGCGTTTTACCTCGTCGATTAAATTAGGGTTTTTGGTGTTATCAATAGATTTCCCAAAATATGAAATCCAATCCGAATCGTGGTTTTCGCCCGGTTCGGAAATCGACCGGATCTCATCAATGTACCAATTTCGGCCCAACGGGGTAGTTGTAAATATCCCCCACCCTTTTTTATCGGCCAACGTAGGCCGTAGGTTGTCATTCCAAACATTTGCTTTGAGACGTGCCGTTTCGGTCACATAAAGCCCATCGATCCCCTCGCCTACTAACCGTGCCGGATTTTCTGCTGACTTGAATTCTATTTTGATTTCTGGATAAAGCCACAAAAATGGCTGGCTGGCTCGTGATCCATCGTATTGGATTAAATCATCTGGCAGGACCTCGAATATTTTTTTGATTTGAATCCTACCCAGTGAATAATCGGGGGCCACACACCAATATAGCAATCTAGGCAAATTGCGCTTTAATGAGCACTTGATGACATTGTCTTTGATTGCTTGAAAATCTCTTTTGTAGATATTTTTAACCATTTTTTTTGAAGCAATCCAATCTTTACCCCATCGCCGGCCTGCCATAATATCAACGAATCGACTATCATCGTTCCAGATCTCCTCTTGGCGAGTGTGCCCCCTTATAGATTTTCCAAAATTAATAGAAATTGTACCCATTTGAGATTATTTTCCTCGGGCATTCTTATCTAATGCCTTGGGATCTTTAACCTCTGGTTTTGGTTTTTCCACAACAACTTTTTTGGCTTGTCGCATAGCGTCAATAGCAGGCAGTACTAGCCTTGCTTTTGACTCCAACAATGCATTGCAAACGATTTCGTATTGTTCGCTCGTGAATTCATATTTGATATTGCTGTCCATGTATCCCTCCTATGCAGCTATAAGCCCGTGCGTTCTTGATCTAGCAAGTAGGGCATTGAGTTGAGTTATCGCACTGGCTGCGTCAGTCGCATTTGCTACCGCTGCACCCTGAACCCCAACAACTTTGGTGCCCTGAACTTGTAGCCCCCCAGCGTCATCGATATTGAAATCGGTTGTTAGACGAAGCTCTCCGGAAGCGCCTCCCGTGAACGCGGCATATTCCGCATTTGAGCTTTTGAACATAGTAATAAAATGATTTGTGGTTCCAGGGGCGGCTATATTAGCCAGCCTCAAGGCAAGCACATCCGACTCGGAATCGTTCTTCTCGTTGCTCAGCACTGTCATATATTCAAATGAGGCGTTGGCCGCGTTAAACCCGGTCGATGAGCCGCTTTCGCCCGTCGCATCGAGCATCATTGTTTTGTCTGTCCCGACGCTTTCGGAGTCCGGATTTTTCAGTTGGACGTGAGCCGCTACACCCATAATGCTTTGACGTCCGATTAGTTTTAGCAACTCTGTCGATGGGCTAAGTATCCTTGGCACAAAAAAGGTAGATTCGTCATAACCGCTCGCGCCCTCTCGCCCAAATCTCAGATCGAAATCAAAGGCGAATGTGCCTGGTGAAGTCTGCCCCCGTAATTCCAAGAAATCAGCGTCATAAGTGAAATCAGCGTCATATCTTAAGGTGCTGTTATCGAGGCCAGTAAAGGCCCCTATTTTTGTGTTTGAGCTTTTGAAGAAAGTTAAAAATTCGTTAGTCGTTCCAGGGGCCGCAACGCTCGCCATTCTGAGGGCTAAAATATCTGACGTTGCATCGTCCTTATTGTTAGATAATACCGCCATGTATTCAAAGGCTGCGTTAACTGCATTAAACCCGGCATTTGGGCCGGAATCGCCCGTAACGTCAAACATTATTGTGTCGCGCGAGGAAATACCTGAAGAACTTGGAGTTTTACATTCGATGTATTCGGATATCAATTCGAGGTTTTGAACGGATACGATTCCCAATACTTCTAATGTGTTGCTCCTTATCCTGGGTATAAAAAATATAGACTCATCGTAGCCGCTTGCGCCCTCTCTCCCAAATCTCAAATCAAAACCGAAGGCAAAGGTGCCGCCAGAGCTAGGCCCTCTCAATTCTGAAAAAACGCCGTCAAATATCGATTCGCCAAGGACATCTAACTCTATTCCGGACGCCGGGTCTTTGCCTATGCCTACCTGTGAAAATTGAGGGATATCTAGGTCTAAATCGCGATCCGGGGCAGAAATGGTTCTAATTGTTGCCGTCGAAATTGCAGATACATCAAAATCGAGTTCTTTGGTGTTGTCTGCATTGTTGAATATCTTAAACTGTGAATCGGGAAATTCCGTGGCCGTGGCCGTGGTGCTTCCGGCGTCCGTGTTGGGGAACAGCCCTCGAAGATCATTGTTTCCAGACGTATCAATAGTCCATGTTGTGCCCGCATTGTTTCGAAGTACAATTTTTTGGACCAGGAATCCAACGCCAACGAAGTCGTTCGGCACTGAAAAGTTGACGGTTTTATCGGCGTCTTCTATGGCACCCGATGAAGTCGCATAAGAACCAGACGGGACATTAACGAATAATTTTGACTCGCTCGATCCGGATTGACTTGCCGATGCCCATAGGACAAGCGTGTACCATCTATTGGTTAAGCTTGTACCTCCCGAATCGGTTGTAATTCCGGCACCAAGATTAGTTATTTTATTGAATTTAGTTGTGAAGTCATTCACAACCCAAGCATCTGCCGGTGAACTTATCGCCGGAAACGCTTGACTGTGTAGCTGTTTAACTACCCCGGAAGTTGTGCCAACGTTAATCGTTCCCGTGCCGCTGCCACTTACCGTAGGAGCAACGCCACTAAGCCAAGTGCCGTGTTGAGATCGAATCCAATCGTTTAGGTGCGTTATGTGCCCCTGATCATTGTTATCTATTAAATGATCTGTGTAATCGTGCTGCTTTAATACCCCGTCGGATTGAACTGTTGCGGCGCTTTGAACCACTATTCTACCAACGGGTGCATGCTCTGCTGCCGGGAATCCGGACGTGCTGTTAACCAATGTTGTCGGATCGGTTTTCAGAAAATAAATGAAATTTTCTTGGGGAACTGTATCCGTGCCAGGGGTTAAAGATACTGTCTTAGCTGCGGTCACATCAATGTCGGTCAACCCATCTGAAAATTTGAATCTAAGGGTAGTTCCTACCGCCGCACCGACAGCCGCCGTTATTATGGTTCCATTGGAAGAAATTGCAAGGCTGATTGTCTGTTTGATGACCCCATTAGCCGCCGAAAGCCAATCAACAACGGTATCAATTGCGCCTTGGACTTCATTTTCATTTAGGCCGCTTACCGCGTCATCATAATCGATTTGATCGGCATCTTGTATATCGGTTTGTGGTTGTCTGATTTTTGCCATAATTTATCTCCTACACCGCGCCTTGTTGATAGGTAGACCCGTTCCAATACCAATCTTGATAAGCCAGTGGTAATGAGTTGAAAATAAAATTCTGCTCAACGATTTCTTCTGTGCCAGAATCAAATTTTCCATCATTCCAAAAGTCACAAAAGCCAAACCGCTTTACTTTTTTAGTCGTTTTGTTAATGACGCACTGCAATATTCCGTTATATGCCACTCAAATACCCTCCGTATAACCACGTACATAAATATCTGAAAGGCCGCCAACTCCAAAATTTGTGTATGCCATGGTTTGAGAACTTGTAATAGGGAAATCGTTATAACTAGATGCCTGACCTGACGATAAAAGTTCAATCGCAGCTCCCCCAACATCTCTTAATAAGAGCAATGCCGCTACGGTGCCGCCTTGATTCGCAAATATGTTTGCTGTTTGAGTAGTCGGAGGGACAAATGACGATAGATCAACAGCGGCTATAGGCTCGGAAGATCCTCCGCTCAAAGGTTGTCTAGACGTAATAATAGACAAATAACTATAGGTTCTGCGATTTGCCTTACCATTCTGGGCAAATGGAATTATATCGCTACCGGTATCGTTACGAATTGAACCAAGCCGTCGTTTTTTTGTATACCCCGCAGGTAAAGTAGGGCTCGTTGAACTCAAGCTCAATAATCCGGACACTGTTCCGTCCGTGTGTTTGATTAACCAAACAAAATACCAAGTATCCGATGCTTCCGAGCCAGTGTCTAAACCGTCAATCCCGCTCACGGTAAGATCTACAGTTATAGGCGTCGCTACGATATCTCCGTCGTCGGAATCGTTGCGGCAAGAGCCTGTAGCAATGTCAATTTGAAAGGTTGGGTTCGATGAATTTGGCTCTAATTGTAATTCATTTATGTAAGCTATTGGTTTTCCTACTCCCGCCAATGCTGTGTCGTTGTAACGAGCGATTAGTTCGTCTGTGGTTAGAAGTGTTAGTCCACCGGGATCTAACCAAGTGAGAATCGTCCCTGCCTGGGTATAATCCGTACCTCTTAATCTTAGTTGTCCATTCAAATAAAGTGAGAATGCAGCCGGGCCTGACGGGGTAGAAGAAAGCGTGAATATTGTTTGTGATAAAGTCGGGGTGAACGTATCTTCGACCGCATTTGGCAACGCTGTATCCCACTTGATTCCGGCTGCTTCTCCTGAATCTGCAATTGGAATTTGCCCATCTGCACCAACTGGCAATCGAATATTGTTCGACGCATTTCTGACAATCAGATCACCTTTGGTTGTTGTTGGCGAAAGTCCATCAAAAGTCAAATCCATCGATTCCTCTTCGGATACTCTCAGCCAATCACCATTACCTAGCCCTACCCCTAATTGATAAAAGGCTCGGCCAGTACCAACATTTGCATCGGCGCTCGCATCAATGACTAAAACCCGCATCCCTTGGAATCGATCCAATGCGGCTATTGCGTTACGAGCTGCGATATCGGCGACTTCAAGCAAAGTGGGATTGGGGGCGCCACCACCGCCGCCCGCCGAACTTGCTAAATTGTTTACGCCTGTTAATGCCATTTTTACAATGTCCCAGGCTGTAGAATCGTTAAATTGGCAGTTCCGGCAGTGTAGGCCGTCACATTAAGTCGGACAAACGCAATAGGCCATTCTAGTGGTCCGTCAAGATAGTCGATACCACCTATTAACTCAATTTTCGTCTTTTTTAATCCCCCATCGTCCAAAAACTGAACTGTCCTGATCGCCTCTACTTGAGCAGCATCGGGATCGGCAACATTTACATATTCAACACTTGCCTCAAGGTTATCAGCCGCAGCCTTGAATAATGCTAGTGACGTCTCGAAAGGGTTGCGAACCACCTTTAATTGAAACCAATCGCTAACCCCCGCTGCACTTAAGGCAACCTCAATAACCCGTCCAGGCTGTACCTTTGTAATAGTCATAATTTACTCTCCTATCACGATCGTTATGTCTTTATTTTCAGTATCATCATCCCCAAATTTATCTCTTTGTCCTAAATAATTTTTGCCCCAAAAGATTGACATTGCCACATTTGATTGGGCCAT